AAAATATTGATTTTCAGAATGAATTTTTCTGCACATATAATATTGATGGAGATGTTGCTGCTGGAAATACATTACGGAAGACAATTTCCATTCATAGGAAGAAACAGACGAACACATTGTACACGATCAATTCATTGAATGAAGTTATTAAGGAACAGAATAACAACATTTTAGATCATATGTTTAAGATAGATTGGGAACCATACAAGAATAGCTTTTTGGTTACAAATACATTTGGTCTTAAGATCATCCCGACCAAGTTATTTGATATCGTTGATACAAAACAAAACCCTTGACAAATGGAAGTAAATGTATTAAATTCTATGCAGCGTTTATATTAACCTTGGAGGTTGCATGGCTCGTAGTAAGATTGACAACAGTAGAGTAAGACGGGAGATGAAAATAACGTCTGCTATTGAAAGACAAGAAGCGCGAGATAAAAGAACGCCGAAAGATCAGCTTTCTGTGTTGGATACGCGTCTTGGTAAAGATGTTGGCGCTGTACATGAAAGGCTACGGCTTCTTGATGCAATGGAAGAGATATATAAGAAGGACAAAAAGAGCACAAGCTCTTAACGGTTACGTGGATTGCTAATCCATAAACTTTAAACTTTAATAGGAGGAGAATATGACATTAAATGTAGATGCTATACGTAAACGACTAAACACACTTCAAAGAAACGAAAACAAGGCTTCAGTAAAGTGGCGTCCCACCCCAGATACAAAGGCTCGCGTTAGATTAATTCCTTACAAATATGGTGATGATGGCGTTCCGTTTGTGGAACTGTATTTTCATTATGGAATCAATAACAAAACGTATGTTTCGCCTATCTCATATGGAGATCCAGATCCATTTGTGGAAACGGCTCAGAGACTTAAGGCTACAGGAGATCGCGAAGATTGGCTTGTTGCTCGTAGGCTAGAGCCAAAGCTAAGAACGTATGCTCCTATTGTTGTGCGTGGTGAGGAAGCTCAGGGCGTGAAATTTTGGGGGTTTGGTAAGACGGTTTATCAAAGTCTGTTGACGTTTATGGCTGATGAAGATTGGGGAGATATTTCTGATCCAGAAAATGGAAGAGACTTTATCATACAATATGATTCCAAAGAAACTGCTGGGACAAACTATCCTGTCACAACTATTACTGTGAAACCAGATAGAACTCCGTTAGTAGAAGAAAGTGAATTGTTAAAGAAGTTGTTGGAAAATCAACCTAATCACGAGGATGTCTTTCCAGCACCAACCTATGATGAATTGAAAGAAGCTTTGGATAGTTGGATGAATCCAGAGGAAGCCGAAGACAATGGCTCCGGTAATCTTGATTCTCTTATGCCTAAAGTAGAAGCAAAGAATAAATCTGAAACGGAAAGTGCATCGACTAGTGTACCAGATGATGTAACAGAAGCGTTCGATGATTTATTTAACGAAAAAGAATAGAGTAAAACATGCTGGGGCTCCGTTAGGGGCTCCAGCATTCTCTACTACTTAGGAGAAACATATGAGAGATACAGATGAATTGGCTGATGTTATTGTCGATAATCTAAACAAGATAAATACGAATCAAAAGATGGCTTTCTTTTTAGATGGCGATGATTCTGATGCGCCAACTAATATTTCAGGTTGGATTTCAACTGGTTCTTCCATGCTTGACTTAGCAATTTCTAATAAACCCCATGGTGGAATCCCCGTTGGTAGAATAACAGAAATAACAGGACTAGAACAAACAGGAAAATCTTTGCTTGGTGCTCACATTCTTGCTGAGACACAAAGAAAAGGTGGACTTGCGGTATTGATTGATACCGAAACTTCCGTTAGCAGAGAATTCTTTGAGGCTATCGGTATAGATATGAAGAAGATGGTTTATGCTTCTGTTGATACTATTGAGGATATTTTTGAATCTATTACGAAGATCATAGAAGTAGTAAGAAAATCAGATAAAGATAGGTTGGTTACTATTGTAGTTGATTCGGTTTCAGGTGCTTCAACTAAAGCTGAAATGGAAACTGACTTTGATAAAGATGGGTATGCTACAGGTAAGGCTATTATCATTTCGAAGGCTCTTAGAAAGATAACGAATATGGTTGGAAGAGAAAAGGTTACATTGGTCTTTACCAATCAGTTACGTCAGAAGCTAGGAGTAATGTTTGGAGATCCGTGGACAACGAGCGGAGGAAAGGCATTACAATTCCATTCTTCTGTGAGAATTCGACTAAAGAGGTTGGGAGGAATTAAGAAGACGGAACAAAAAGTAGAACGGATTATTGGAATTCATGTAAGAGCGTCAATGGTAAAGAATAGAATCGGACCACCAATGAGGTCCGCTGACTTTGATGTTTTTTATGAAAGTGGCGTGGATGATTTCGGTGGCTGGGTAAAAATAATGAAGGAAGAGAAATTGATTTCCAAAGATGGTGGTTGGTACACGTATTCAGATGATGCTGGAACAGAACATAAATTCCAAACTTCAAAATTTGTTGATCTTCTAGAGGCCAATACCGATCTTAAGGAAGAAATCTATCAGAAAATTTGTGATTCATACATTATGAAGTACAAGAAAGGGTTAATTGATCCAGAAGACTTAGAATATGATGATGACCAAGATGAATTATAAAGAAAGGGTACGCCACATGCTGGAGGAAAGAACCGTTCTTTCGGAGCGCAATGCTAATAGCAACGTTCTGATTATGGACGGTCTTTAACTCAATACTTTTCTAAGAGCATGGTCGGTGAATCCTACCATGAATGAGAATGGAGATCATGTAGGTGGAGTAGTAGGGTTTTTAAAATCAGTTGGCTATACAGTGAGAACATTAGAAGCTTCACGTTGCATCATTGTGTTTGACGGGAAGGGTGGTTCTCAAAGAAAGCGAAAGATATATCCAGACTACAAAGGAAAGAAGCGACCCAAGTTTAGAGTTAACCGTACCTACAAAGATATGCTTTCTGCTGAGGATGAACACAAATCTATGAAGGCTCAGCTAGCTAGAGTAGTTGAGTATTTGGAACTGCTTCCGGTATCAATAATGATACATGATAATATTGAAGCTGATGATGTAATAGGATATTTGGCTTCCAATATTTTCGACAAACCAACACAAAATGTAAACATCGTTTCAACAGATAAGGATTTCATTCAATTGGTCAATGATAATGTTTCAATATGGAGTCCAACAAAGAAAATCCTCCTGAATAAGAAGCGAGTCATTGATGAATACCAAATTCCAGCTCATAACTTCCTCATGTACAGAATTTTGGATGGTGATGTGTCGGATAACATACCAGGCGTGCCAGGAGTTGGGATTAAGTCGTTGATTAAGCGGTTCCCAATGATAACAGAAAATGAAACAGTTGGTATTGATGATATTATGCAACATGCAAATGATAATGTAGGAAAAATCAAACTGTACAACACTATTATTGAAAGTGAAGAATTAATGAAGAGAAATTATCGTCTGATGCAGTTGAATGACGCTGATATATCTGGTACTACAAAGTTAAAGATAATGAGTCAATCGCGTGAGCCAATAAATAGATTGAACCAATATGAATTTACAACGATGGTTATTAAGGACGGAATCAATGAGGCATTTAATGACCCGCATATGTGGATGCAAAATAACTTTATGACGATGGATATATTTGCAAAGAGAACGCATGAAGATGAGTAGCACAGATGACAGAAACGATTTTGGACAATTTGGTAAGTCATTTCAGACTAAAATAATATCGTCTTTGATATCTGATGTTAAGTTTTTGGAGCAAATATTTGAGATCCTAGATGAAGAGTATTTTGAATCCGAATCCAACAGATGGACAGTCGGGGTTATCAAAGAATACTATACCAAATATAAGACCGTTCCATCTATGGAAGTATTCAAGCAAGAAGTAAACGATATCGTTGATGTCAGTTTGAAAGTATTAGTTAGAGATCAATTAAGGAAGATATACTCTCATGTAGAATCTACTGATTTGGATTTTGTGAAAGAACGAGTGTTGGAATTTTGTAGAAACCAAGCGTTGATGTTGGCTATTAATAAGTCGGTAGATCTAATGGCTACCAATGATTATACTCAAATATCTTCTGTTATTGATAAGGCTATGAAGGCTGGGGTACCAAGAGATATTGGTCATGATTATGTGAAAGATTTAGAAGACAGACTTCAGAAAGTAGCAAGAGAAACGGTTACTACTGGTTGGGATCTTGTAGATGATTTAATGTCTGGTGGATTGGGGCCTGGTGAATTGGGGGTGATGGTTGCTCCGCCTGGAGCTGGAAAGAGCTGGGCATTAGTTCACTTAGGAAAAGCTGCTATAAAGAAGGGCCTTAATGTGTTCCATTATACTTTGGAATTAACAGAAATGTATACTGGAATTCGCTATGATGCTTGTTTGACGGGGATTAATTCTAATGAGGTCGAGAATCATACTGATACGGTTAGAAAGGCAGTGTCAGAGATCCCAGGTAAG